TTTCTAATGGTGCAGTTACTGTTGAAATGGTTAATATCTCTAAAGAGGTTAAAACTGTTGAACGAGAAATAAAAGAAGAAGTAGAGCACAAATAGTTCTACTGTACAAATTATAAGTTTTAAAATACCATAGACATATGGCTAAGATACCTATTTCACGCTTAAATTCTGCACCTGAAGAATATAAAGCAAATGATTTTAATCAATTAATTGAAGACTTACAAGACATGGTAAAAGTTTTAAACTCTACTTATCCTAAAGACCAAAATGATGAAAGAGAAAGACAAGTATGGTTATTAGGAGGATAAATGGCTAATATATATAAAAATCAAATGTTTGCTTTGGCTAATAATACTGCCAATTTACTTTATACAGTGCCCTCTGATACTCGGGCTATTATTAAAACTATTCAAGCCGTTAATATTGGAGCTAATGTACAAGTTACTGTTACAGCAAATAATTTAGTAACAAGTTATAATACTGCTGTAGAAACTATCTTGAGTAACACTTCAACAAACTTGTTGAAAGGGCCGTTGATCCTTCAGGAATCAGAAAGTTTATCAATTACTGCTGCAGCAAATAATGTTGTTTCAGGAATATTATCTGTTCTTGAAATAAATAGGAACGAACAGTAGTAATACTTGTACTCATTTACTTATTTTATTATATAAAGAGTTTTTAACTTATTTAAGGGATATCTATTTATGTTATGGTTTTTTAAAGTACCAATCGTTTTTGTATTACTCACATTTTTATACTTGCTTATTACTATATAGGAATATAAAAATAAAAAAAAATATTTCAAATAATCTTAAAAGAGCCAATACCAATACTTTTTGACTATTATTTAATAATACCAATGATAATACTGGTATTGGCACTTTTCTAGAGCCAATACCGCCAATACCTATCCCGAGGCTGCCGTGAGGACTTTTTTTCTTTGTTTAATGTTTTATTTTATTGTATATATAGTAGAATCAACAAGTTAAATTTAGAATAATTAATAATAACTAGAAAGGTAGAATATGAGTAATATAAATCTGGCTGTAAAGCCTAAAGTAACTCCTAAAACTAAATCTGAAGTTGTTAAACCTAAAGCAAAAGTAAAAGCTAAGGTTAAAGCTATGGATCCTAAAGATTATAAGGGAACTTATAAATATGATAAGGATTCTAGAATTCAGATATGTGTAGACAAAAACCCTAAAAGAGAAGGCTGCGGTGGTTGGAAAAGATTTAATCTTTACAAAAACGGTTTAAAGATTAGAGATTTTTTAGCAAACGGCGGAAAGACTATTGACCTTGATTGGGATAGAGAAAGAGGTTTTGTTGCAGTAGAAGTAATAGATGAAGCAGGTAGAGCTGGTAAATCTGAAAAAGCAACATTTACTCTTAAAAAATAAAGTCTTGTATAATTTGATAATAAAAAAATTATACTATAATCTTGGTAACGAATAGTTTAGTCATCTTTCTATTCGTTGCCATAGAAAGGAGAATAATATGGGTTATACAAATTACTGGTATCAAAGTACTGATATTCCAGATGATAAATGGAAAAAAATCAAATTAGAATATAATGAATATGTTAAGCCTGTTGCTGGTAAACTTATTGATGATAGTTCTAGTGAAGATAATATAGTGTTCGATGGAAGTTGTGAGACTTTTTTCTTTACTCAAAAAGCTACGAAAGAATCAGAACGGAGTTATCCGGAACAAGATATAACTTTTCATTTTTGTAAGACTAGAGGTGCTCAATACGATTTAGCAGTGTGGTATCTTCTTACATTTATTAATAAGTTATGTCCTGAAATTAAAATATCGAGGGATATGTAATGGTAGAAAAAGATAAACTTGATTGGTGTTATTACTTTAAAAGTATTGATAGATGGATACGTGTTTGTAGTAAAGATATGAACGAAGGATTTTCTGTTTTTACTAAACAAACTAGAGTTAAAGAACACTATAAAAAAATAGCTGACTCCGGTGTGGAATTTTACACTTGTGATGACGATGATTTAGATAAAGAATATGGAATGTATTATGGTAATTTAGAGTTTGATCCATTAGATATAATGGAATCTCATAGTGGCCATACTAAAATGTTTCATAAAGAAAATGGTAAATGGTTACAACTATAATATTATCTTGTTTTTAATTGATAATAATTATTTTATTATAATTTAAAAAAAGAAAGGTAGAATATGTTTAAAAGAATAAAAAAAGCAGAAGATGATCCTACTTTAGAACAGGCACAAAAGTTTGTTAAAGGTTGGGTAGAAAGACTTGTATTGTCTACTGGAACTTTACTTGTAGATGAAGAAGCTAGAATGAAACAAGGTATCAAAAAAAATAAAGCAGCATCTTTTTTAGCTAACAAAGATGGTTATCCAGAAATACTAGGACCAGCTATTTTTATACCTCACGAAGTTAAATCGGAGTGGTACTAATGGATAAAACAGAACTTTTTATGATAATAACATTTTGTACTATATTATTTGGTACACTATTAATAGTTGAGAAAGGACTAATATAATGGCGAGCACATATAAAAAACTGACTGTCTATCTTAATGAGGAACAAGAGAAAGTCTTGACCGATTTTGACCTTAAAATTATAGACAAAAATGATTTTGATCTATTACATTATACAGTAGGAATCATTAGTAAAAGACTAGCAGAAACTAATCACAAGATGATTACAGATGTAGACCCTAATACTTGCGATCCTGTTACATTACAACATAGTAGTAAAACGATAGGATGATTATATTTTTCTTGTTTATATTGATATTATCTTTAGTAATCTGTTTTATATAAGTTAATTATAAAAAGGAGAAAGCAATGGCGATAATACAAAAAGAAGTAGAAGAAAATGACTACGGTAATTGTGCTAAATGCGATACTAAATTAACTATGATGGGTGCTTTATTATGGGATAATTCTGGTTACGTTTGTAACGATTGCGATATGGTAGAAATGGTAATTCCTAATATTAAAAGTTATTACGGAGGTAAAAAATGCAAAGACTAATTTATCGTGGTTATGACATCGTAGAATACGACACTCAATGGAAAGTAGAACTAGACAACAAATCTATTGCTACATTCGATAAAGTCGAAGGTGTTAGTGGCGAAGCCAGTTGTATGTGCGAAATAGACCGTATCAAAAGAGAAGAAAGAAAAGAAGTTGATGCTAATATACAACGAGTTGACGCACAAGTTAAACTAGACAACAACATAAAGAAAGCGAGGAATAATGGCAGCTAATAAATATATAGATGTTATATCACCTAATCCTAACGCAGTATTGCCAAAGGATTATAAATTTAATAAAATACAACACTCTCCTAAAGTATTACAAATTGTTGATGGTATGTTAGGTTTCGAGTTTAATGGAACTTATATTGTTGACCCTACTTTAGATGAAACAGGTAGATTTTCTGTTAGTCCAACAACGTATTATAAGATATCAACAAAAGATAAAAATAGAATGATTAAGCACAATATTAAAATATAATGTGGAAATAATCTAGATTTACAATCATAAATAAATCGCTATATTAGGATAAATATGGCGATAACAATAGACCAGATACATCAAACAAACGAGGCGACCTTATCCTCAATGGAAAAGAAGTTCTGTGAGGGTATTGCTGCAGGAAAAGGTAAGAGAACCAGTGCTGTTGACGCAGGTTATTCTGAAACATCTGCTCATGTACAAGCTGCCCGCAACTTAAAGAAAGATAAGATTATCCAATATATAGATAGGTTGAGGGTTGATGCTAGGCGCTTGACAAGTGAGTCTGTGTCAAAAGAGGTAGAGAAACTTGATAAAGTGTATGCTGATGCTTGTGGCAAGAAGCAATACTCCGCAGCAGTTAATGCGATAAGGCTAAAGTCTCAGTTGTTGGGGTTCCTTGTTGAGAAGAAAGAAGTACAACACTCTACACTAGACGCTATGAACGATGATGACTTGTCTACATACCTAGACCAAATTCAAAAAGATCACAACATACAATAACACGCCGCCGCCTGCACGTGATGCTTGTGCCTAGGTGATCAGCGCTGTGCAGCAAGGATCAAGAATATATAAAAAAAAATCCTATGAGTAATAAAAAAGTTTAAATAGGATATTAAAAATATATTAATTAATTTTATTAACTAATTAAGAAAGTATAACTATGATATTATTATTTAAATTACCGATTAGCTTTTTAGTCTTATTAACTTTTTATACTATTCTAGTGTAGGTAGTATTATTAGAATATAATAAGAACAAAAAGAGAACAACATTAAAACTAATACAACAGAATTATTATATTTACTTTTATTAAAAAATTTTATAATTTTAATTATATTTTAAAAATTATATTTAGAAATAATTCTAATCTTTTTAAAATATAGAAAGTAGAAAGTTATGAAAAATAAATCTAACGAAAAAATAATCGAGAATAAAATTTCTTTATCTCATAGAGAGATAAGTCAGAATAAAATTTTATTCAGATTAACTAATACTAAAAGAGATAAATCAAAGTCTTTTTTAGTTTATGAAAAAGCTAAATTCTCAACTAATATAGAATTAGCTTATAATAATAACTATCGTAAAATTGATTTTGATTACGATACGACTTTCAATAATAGATTTAAAAAAGTTAATCTATTAGTTGATTTTCCTCAATATATAAATAAATCTAAAAAGAATTTATATTTAGATTTATTAGAGAGTAATAAAAAATATATAGCTGAGAAT